TGAATTATTTGATCTCAGGCGACTTCAACAAAGGAGTACCCTTGGGCAAAGTCACTGTGTTTGCTGGCGAATCTGGTGCAGGTAAAAGTTTTATCTGCTCAGGTAACCTGGTTGCCAATGCACAAAAGCAAGGCATTTATGTTATCTTAGTAGACAGCGAAAACGCACTGGACGAGAAATGGTTGCACGCACTCAATGTAGATACCAGTGAAGACAAACTTCTCAAACTCAACATGGCCATGATAGACGATGTGGGCAAGATGATCAGTGAATTTGTTAAAGAATACAAAACATTACCAGAAACAGAAAGACCTAAAGTGTTATTTGTAGTAGATTCGTTGGGTATGCTACTTACTCCAACGGATGTAAATCAATTCGAAGCAGGCGACATGAAAGGTGACATGGGTCGTAAGCCCAAGGCACTGGCCGCCCTGGTACGTAATTGCGTAAACATGTTTGGTAGCTTGAATATTGGCCTAGTAACCACCGCACACACATACGCTAGTCAAGATATGTTTGATCCGGACGACAAAATATCAGGAGGACAGGGTTTTATCTATGCGTCAAGTATTGTTGTTGCTATGCGCAAGTTAAAACTCAAAGAAGATGAGGATGGCAACAAGATTTCAGAAGTAAAAGGTATTCGTGCCGCTTGTAAGATCATGAAAACACGCTATGCCAAGCCGTTTGAATCAGTGCAGGTCAAGATTCCATACGAAGAAGGTATGAATCCCTACTCGGGTCTAGTTGACCTGTTTGAAGGCAAAGACCTGCTCAAAAAAGAAGGCAACAGTTTGGTATACACATTGGCTTCGGGCGAAATTATCAAAAAGTTCCGCAAGGCATGGGAACGAAACGAAGACGCCTGCTTAGACAAGGCCATGGTAGACTTTGTTGCCAATCCACATCAGAAGTCAGCGGACATTGAGGAACTAGAAGCCGAAGTGGAAGCAGTGATTGAGGACAAGCCAAAGAAGTCTAAAAAAGAGGAAACAGTTGACTGAGTATTACTGTAGTCAAAAATTTTGGTGGTTGACAGTAGAGCCCGAGAGAAGAACCATGAACTCGTGCTGTGCTGCCACAGCCACCAAGATTGATCTGTCTTGGTTGCAAACACATCCTGGACAACTGTTTAACACACCTGAATTGTTGCAGGAACGTGAAGCCATGTTGAACAACGAACCTGTTGCCAGTTGTGAAGATACCTGTTGGTCGGCTGAACGCCGCGGATTGCCCAGCCGCAGAACTGTTATGAATTGCACTGATCGCACGCACACTGACATATATGCTACCCCACGTGTGTTACACATCAATGTGGGCAGTGATTGTAATTTGACCTGTAGTTATTGTTGCAAGCAATACAGCACTGCCTGGTTACGTGACATTGCAGAAGGTGGTGCATATTTTGACAATGACCGATATAGTATCAACGCCAATGATCGGGTGGTACTGGAACTGGGGCAAACAGTTATAAAAAACAGCAAGGCATATCGTACAGTATTAAACGAAGTGCAACGATTTCAGTCAGTGGAACAAATTGAGATCACTGGTGGTGAACCATTTCTATACAATGGCTTACCAGAACTGGTTAAAAGTTTTAAAGGTTCTGTGGATATTTTTACTGGGCTAGGAGTCAACTCTGACAGGTTGCAAAAAATATTAAATGACTTACCTGCGCAAACAACCTTTACTGTCAGCGCCGAAAACACCAAGTCCTTGTATGAATTTAATAGATATGGTAACACCTGGGATCAATTTAGACGTAACCTTGACATGATCAGTCAGAGATTTTCTTATAGATTTTGCAGTGTACTCAGTAATCTTACTGTACACGGATTGGAAGACTTTCAAAAAGACTACAGCACAAACCGGGACATTTTAAATCCCTGTAACGACCCCGATTATCTAAGTGCCAGTGTATTGGATGCAGAATCTAAATCGCAAATAACTCAAATCAAATATAAATATCATGACCAGGAAATCAAGGAAACACTAGCAGTAGATTCAACAGCAGAGCAAAAAACAAAGTTAAAAAACTATGTGACACAGTTTGTTAATCGCAGATCATTGTCATTGAACATATTTCCAGAAAATTTTATACACTGGATCAATCAAGAGGAAACGTTATGACCATTGAAGTAGAAGTATTAAGCGAGTTGTACACCATAATGAAACAGTATGTGCCACAGAAAGATCGTCAAGAATGTGCAGATAATCTCATGAGTGTCATGGTTGACATGCTGGGCGATCAAGAACTCAAAGAATTCAGTGGAACTGACAATACACTAAAACGAGCCCTTAAAGAATATTCAGGCGAAGAAGAAATGGACGAGGAAGACGAGTCCGATTGGTAAATGGCACAACGTTATTTTCCCATAAAGACCGACACAGCCTGTCAACTTAAATGGACCTGGAGCAGTCTTTATCTTTACGAAGGGACTACCAACAGTTGTCATAGAGTGGCCAAAACAGCCTTGACCACAGACACCTTTGACACATTCCACAACACACCAAAAAAACTGGAAGATCGTAAAATCATGTTGGAAGGGCAGTGGCCCCAGGGCGGTTGTGAATACTGTAAAAAAATTGAAGACGCAGGTGGCACCAGTGACCGTATGGTACACTTGGCCATACCGGATCTTACACCGCCCGAATTAGATACCAATGCTACCTCTGTGGTGGTCACTCCCAGAATAGTAGAAGTGTATTTTGATAATACCTGTAATCTCAGTTGTGTGTACTGTCACGACGGATTCAGCAGTAGAATACAGCAGGAAAACACACGGCACGGTCGCTTTGAACACAAGGGACTGGTGATTGACAATACACATCAGCGTCACAGCAATTTTGATCAGATTACTCAGCAATTTTGGTCCTGGTTAGATGCCAACTATGCCACAGTACGCAGATTTCACTTGCTGGGCGGAGAACCGTTTTATCAGCGGCAGTTTGACACCTGCTTGGATTTCCTGTATAATCATACTAACAAGGATCTAGAGTTCAACATTGTAAGCAATCTTATGGTAGACCCAGAAAGACTGCGTGCATATATTGAAAGAATTAAAAGCCTAGTGGCCGATCGCCGTATCAAACGTTTTGAAATTACAGCCAGCATAGATTGTTGGGGCGATCAGCAAGAATATGTACGACATGGATTGGATTTACAACGGTGGAAACAGAATTTTGAATATTTGGTCGACGAACGATGGATAACTTTAAACATAAATCAGGTTGTGTCGGTGTTGACTGTGCCTACTATGACGGACCTTGTTGCCTACATAAACACACAAAGAACCAATAGAGAAATAGGACACCATTTGATTTCAGCCAATGAACCCACTTACATGAATCCCGACATACTGGGGCCTGATTTCTTTGAACCGTATTTTGCACAGGTGCTGGAAGTCATGCCCGCAGATACCTGGCAACAGCAAGAGGCTCGTAAGTACATGCAAGGTGTTAGACAGCAAATAGCCGCCGCCAATGTCAACACTATAGAAATCAACAAGTTGCGTACTTATCTTGACGAACTTGATCGTAGACGCAATACCAATTGGCAACAAACTTTTCCTTGGCTAACCGGAGCACTTGATGTTTTATAATCGCATAGTAGCAGACCTAAGTGTCATCCCCGAATTCATTGAATACTACGAAGGTGAAATGTCTTCAGCCAAAACTGAAATTAAAATTCGCGGTCGGGTAGAAAAAGAACTGTCGGATCTGCCGGGTATGACTGAACACAGATTTAATCAACTGCAAGAAATTGAAGCAGTATTGGAATATCTCAATATACAACTGCGTAAAATACGTCAGCGTCATTACAAAAAATATTTGGAAGCCTATGCTCGAGCATTGACATCAAGAGATGCAGAAAAGTATGCTGAAGCCGAGGACGAAGTGGTTGACATGGAAACCATTATCAACGAAGTGGCCCTGTTACGCAATCGTTGGTTGGGAGTAATGAAGGGCATTGAAAGCAAGAACTTTATGTTGGGACATGTGGTTAGGTTACGCACAGCCGGTATGGAAGACATTGTGGTATGACAGATTGGAAGGCTCGCGCCGACACTTTGTTGGCAGAATTTGATCAGTGCTGTCGTGCCAAACCTCGACATGATGCTGTCAATGTACAACTGGAAAAAGATGCATGTGCTAAATTTGCACATCACTTGAACACACAACGAGCCTGGGGCACCGATAATCAAATAGCCGAGGCCTGTTACCAACTTGAGCCAAGACTACAACGACTAAAAGAAAAACTAGTGATGGAGATACTGCAACATGGCACAGTTTAGAAATGCATACTACAGTCATGAGCACAGTTTAGAAGTGTTGAATCTGTTGTACGGGTATGACAGTTTTCTTGACAGTCTGTCCAGTATAGCCGACATGGGGTGTGGTGCCGGGCTTGATGCAGCCTGGTGGGCTTCTTTGACGACCCGTGACGATCCGCCTGAACCAAGAAACTACACAGTGTATGCTGTGGATCGAGATCTCAGCGCCATTGATCCAGACACGCTAAAAAACAATCCCAACATAATTCCATTGGAGCGAGATTTTGAGGAACGAGCCATATCAAGGCAGGTTGATCTAATTTGGGCACATGACACTTTTCATCTGGCACAAGATCCCTGGCGGTGTTTGACCTCGTGGCGCAACACTCTCAACCAGAATGGCATGTTGATTTTGTCCATACCACAGGGCACCTATGTGAGAGATAATTTTTTAGTCGTTGAACAACATGCACATGAATTTTATAACTACAACATATTGAATCTAATCTACATGTTGGCCATCACAGGTTTTGATTGTCGTGATGCTTATTTTTATCGCAAACAAAACACACCATGGTTATATGCGGCTGTGTACGCCAGTCCTCATGAACCTTTGAGTAAAACAGCCAGTTGGTACGACTTGGCCGATAAAAATCTCATCAATGATAGCCTAATCAGCAGTGTCAACAAGTGTGGGCACGCTAGATTGCAAGATCTTGTGGTCACCTGGCTAGACAAAGATTATTACAAGATAACAGACTAACATGACAAAAATAGTGGTGGTAAGTGGTGGTTTTGATCC